CGCGCGCCGCGGGACACCCCTCCGGCACAGTGCTAAACCCTTCAGGACAGCGGCCGCTCTCCCCGTCTTGCAACACCGTAGGAACAGCGTGGATTTTATGGATAAACAGCTATTCCATCATTGATAACCGCGTGGATAATGCATGGAAAAATCATGGAAAAGGAAAACCGTCTTTCCCACAATTTTCCCACACATTTCCCACCCAGTTACCAACGATTCCATAAACAGCAGCTTATCCACAAACTCCACCCTGCGACTAAGGTCTGCTGGTATCCTTTTATTTTGTTTTTTTGATCAACAAAGAGAAAGGATCTTTTCCTTGTGGCGAAGACGCTAAACATCAAAGCGCCTCCGCTGTGTGAATTTGTAAACAAGGCAGGGACAGGATCACGACAGTTTCTGCCAGACAGCCCGAACGCTGCGATGCTTTACCGCCTGGTAAATCACATCGTTTAATAAACACTGCAACACATTTTCCAGCGTCCACCAGTTTCGAGTTGCTCCGCGTTTTCTATATCTCTGGTTATTCTCCTTCACATAATGCTCAAGTAATGCTTTTTCATCAGCAGTCAATAATATTTCAACCTGCACGCGGGCATACTTTTCCATTTCTTTTCCTCCTGTGCTAACTTTCTGCATAGCCGATAACTGTATAATCATCTTCATTCAGCGGCTTATATACCGGACGGTAGGTTTTACCATTTTTCAAAATGTACTCCTCTCCGTTCCATTCTCTTTCGATCAGAATCTCCCCGTTTTCCAAAAACACATTTAACGGATCTTCCAAACCGTATGTACTGACCTGTGGAAATTTCTCTTTAAACTCTGCAAGTGTTAATTCTTTTACCATATCCCTTTTCCTCCATTCTTAATTACCATAATACAAATTACCTTCACGGTCCTGAAACTCATTCCAGAACAATGGAAAACCTAAAGGTGTTTTTTCATTGTCAAATTGCACCGCATAACCAGTAGCATTGTACAGCTCTTCCCCATTCCCCGTTTCAAACGTCCGACTAAACGGTATCTCTTTTAATTTTATTCTTCCTGTTTCTTTCATTTTCTCTTCTCTCCCTCTTATTCAATCATCCTTTTCTTCACTCTCCAAATTTTCCGGTTGTTCCGGGAATGACAAGCCGGGGAATCGGACCCCGGTAAGCGCCACCGCTTGCCTAAATTCTTACGCCCAAAAGCATACAATCACGCTTTCGTTCACAAAAAGCTTTCCATTTTTCAAAATCGCCTTTCATATTTTCTACAGTCCTAGTGTCTGACCATTCGTTCCGTGCCTTAATATAAGCAACTTTTGCGTTGCTTTTCTTCTCTTGCAATTTATCCATAAAATCAACCATCCTTTCATTGTGTGCCCTCGTAACCTCCGGGGCGGGTGATTTTTAAAAATCAATTTCTGTATAAACACCTAATATTTGACGCCATTTGTTTTCCTTGTCACAGCCAAGGTTTAATTCTTCAAGACAAAAGATTGCATGTTCTCCATATCTTTCACGCAAGTCCTGGAAGCCGTTGTATACGGTTTCAAACTCTTCCAGATCATCAACTGAAATGATATAGTGCTTATTCTCCGCATTGCGGATTATGTAATTATCTTCGATCTGTGAAGGACTGGAGAAAAGCCCTTCAACTACAAGTTTGCTTCTTCGGTCATCCTGTGTTTTTCTATCGATCATGTATACCAGCGCCCATTTCATAAATTTTGTATAATCCTTCATAGCTCTATGCTTCCCTCTCAATTTTCAGCTTATCAATTCTTCCAGCTTCCATTTCTTCTGAAATCGCCGCCAACTCATCCAGAATATCCCCTTCCTTCGGTGTCTCAAATGTGTAATTGTCGTTGTACTCTTTTCCTTCAACTTCAATTCTATAGATCATGTTTTTGTCCTCCTGTAATTTGTTTTCCTGTTCTTTATGATTATATTATATACTTATATAAGTATAATTTCAATGCACATTACTTACAAAATATACTTATATAAGTATTTCTTTTTTGTGCATATTTTATACTTGTATAAGTATATTTTCAACATTATAATATATTTATATAAATTTTAAGGAGGCAAACATGGCAGAAGAAAAAACACCCGGCAAAGCAAGCACACGCGCCAAAAACAAATACAACGCTAAAGCATATGATCAATTTCTAATTACCGTTCCTACTGGTCATAAAGACCTTATAAGTGCCGCTGCAAAAGAACAAGGCTATTCAAGTCGAAATGAATTTATTGTTACTGCAATCAATGAAAAAATTCAACGTTACAATACTGATAAGACATAGTTATATACTCTTACATTTTCAACAACAAAAAAGGAAGATGCTCTTTTGTCATCTTCCTTTTACATTTATTGCTTATTCTATTTTTCTTTCTCTTTTCCTTCTAATTTCAAGCCGTCAAATTATAAATATTATTTCAATTATTCGATTTCAAACCCTACCAGTCGCCACTGATCCGGTTCTCCGTCCTCGTCGTAAGATGCAGGATTATTAATCTCTTTAACTCTAAAACTCGGTGTATCTTTATCCAGTCCCGCGCCTGTACTGTCACATTTCCATGCTTCCATCGTCTCGCCGTTGCTGGTGTCGTGATCGACCGCCAATAGCCCGAAGCCCTCTACCTCGTAAATTTCTACTGCAAAATGTCCTTCCATCTGTCCTAATTCTTTTAAAATCTTTAACATAGCTTTTTCCTCTTTTCTTTCTTCTCTGGATATGCTATATTCAAATAGCACACATTTCACTTGGTATGTTTTTGTGTGTCGGGCTGGATTTTTTTCCAGCCCTTTCTTTTTAATTGTCCTCAATTCCTTTTTGAGTATCATCGATCAGCTGATCGACCATCTTTTCCGCTTTTTCATAATCCTTAGATTTTAAAACTTCCTTTAAATCTTTCAGATCCTGTAAAAGCCTGCGCAAGTAACTTTTAAATACACTCATATCTTCACTCATTTTTCTCCTTTCCGGCTTTCGCCTATTGCCTTTCGACAATATTATAATACACCTTTGTGTATTATTTGTCAATATAAAAATACATTTTTGTGTATTTATTTTATATATTCCAAAATATCACACGGCTGACAATTCAGCCGATCACATAAATACATGATCGTATCAACACTGACATTTTGATTTTTTACAAGACGATTAACCAGTGTAGGGGATAAATTAAACTTCTCTTTGTCTTTCAAGTCTGTTTTTTTAATCCCTCTTCTTTCCAGTGTCTCCCATAATCTTCTATATGAAATAGAACCACTATAAACATTCTTTCTTTTTTCTACTGTCTCCGCCATCTGGTGCACTCCCTTCTTTTATATTATAAATAATACATCATTGTGTATTCATTGTCAATCTTTATCGCTTTGTACATCTTTGTATATTTCAAATCTGTCAAAATATTTTATCTGCGGAAGAATATACTTTTCATCTGCCATACCATTTATTTTATAAACAACTTTTCTTTCACAACGTGCGCCATATATTTTTAATGGCATATTCTCCACATCACACGCAAAGACACATTTTACATTTTTATCAATGTACATAGGCATATGCGACAATTTGTACTTAATACCCCATTTATCAACCGCGCATATTAATTGCATGCTAATTTCTGATGAGCTGCAAAATTCCATGAAAACCAGCTGTTTTTTCTTTTCCCCTATCAGCTGATCTACTTTATAATCTTTACCATTTTCCCAGTTTAACACTTTTACTACTGGCAATACATCCAGCAAATAACATCTTTCTATCATCTTCTGACCAACATAACAGCCGAACAAAGAGCTTATAATTATTGTTATTATTTTTAACACTATCATTCTATAATCTTCCAATATTAATAACAAGGGAAGATGTTTTATCTTTCATCTTCCCCTGTTGCGACGTCGCAATTATTGTACTTTATTCGGCGCCATGAACCGGTTATAAAACTCGGTCAATGCTCTAGAATCCTTACTGTTCCCGATTCCGTGATCCTGCACATACTGCTTCATTTTAAGAATCGTTTCATGTGAAATTAAAAACTCATCTTCCGGCGTGTCGTTCTTCAAATTATCAAATGCGTTCTGCAATGCACTATGATAATCCGGATTTGTCATCCAGATAGAATTTTCTTCCAATCCGCCATGTTCATGATCCAGGTTAAAATATTTTTCACTGATAAACC